CACGGTCTATTGCTGGATGGAGAACAACAAGCTGCAGGATCCGTTCTTCCAGCAGGTGTTTCGCCCGCTCGTGCGCAAGGTGCGAAAGGAGAGAAATATCACGCTCTACATTCAGGGCGACGAGGAGAAGAAGACGGACAAGGCGACACGTATCGAGGCCAACCTTGAACCGATGAACCGTGAGGGAAATTTGATTCTTAATGAAGCGGAACAGGATAATCCGCACATGAAGGAACTCGAAGACCAATTCAAGCTCTTTACCCTCTCACTTAAATATCCTGCCGACGGTCCCGATGCTGTGGAGGGTGGAAACCGAAAGATTGACCAAACGGCACAGCGGGCCAGTCGTCCACTCACACAGTCGCGAAGAAGTATAAGAACAAAAAACAAATATAGATTATGAGCCAGTTTGTTGATATAAAGGACTATGATGCCAGCGTACACCGGGACATTCTTGACGCGCTTGTACGGGATGACGAGACACTTGTAGAGATTTGCGAGGACAGGGCCATCGCCGAGATGCGGGGCTATCTGTCCAAGCGGTATGACTGCAATGCGATATTCTCTGCCAAGGCCGAAAAGCGCAACCAGCTTATCCTGATGATGGTTATAGACATTGCCGTGTACCATATCTTCTGCATACACAACCCGCAGAAACTCTCACAAGTGCGTAAAGACCGCTACGATCGGGCTGTGGAATGGATGAAGGCTGTATCGGCAGAAGAAGTATCTATTGATAGTGCACCGCTGTTGCCTGAAGAAGACAGAGCAAAAAAGGCGGCACTGATGTTTAAAAGCAATCCGAAAAGAGTAAATAGATTATAGTATGAATAAAAAGAATAATTCTCAACGGCGAATCACCATCGGTGGCAATATCTCTCGACAAGGGCTACCGCAGCCTGCAATTGTCAGACTGACACAACCCAAACGTTTTAACGTTGATACAGCCGATTTTATGACAGCTATTAAGGCTGCTGAAAATGTAGACTATGCACAACGGTCAAAACTCTATGATCTATACACTGACATACTGCTTGATGCACACTTGTCAAGTGTTATAGAGAAACGCAAAAATGCTGTGTTGTGTTCTGAAATTGATTTCAAACGTAATGGGAAGTCTGATGACTATATCATTGAGCAGATTCGCTCACCATGGTTTAACCGGTGCATCTCGGATATTCTTGATGCCCGTTTTTGGGGATTTTCATTGCTTCAGTTTTTTAGAACCAGCGAATGGATCGATTACGATTTAGTTCCTCGCAAGCACGTGGAACCTGTTCGGAAACTCATTCTTACAAGGCAGACGGACCTTCAAGGAACACCTTGGGAGGAATTTTCTGATTTACTCTTTGTTGGTAGCAGCACGGATCTGGGGCTGCTTGCCAAGGCTGCGCCATGGGTCATTTATAAGCGTAATACGACAGCTGACTGGACACAGTTCTCAGAGGTGTTTGGTATGCCTATTCAAGAATATATCTACGAAACGGATGATGAAGAGGCACGTGCCCGGGCACTGCAGGATGCCAATTCAATAGGTTCGCTTGCTACGTTCATCCATGGTAAGGACACGGAACTACAGCTGCGTGAAGCTGGTAACAAGACGGGATCCGCTGATGTGTATGAACGGTTGGTGGAACGCTGTAACAGCGAGATTTCTAAACTCATTCTTGGTAATACACTCACAACAGAAGCCTCAGATAAAGGAACACAGGCTCTCGGGACTGTACATAAGAAAGTGGAAGAGAAAATGGCCTTGGCTGACCGACGCTACGTACTTGATGTGTTGAATTATGACATGGCTGATATATTCTCGCGTATGGGTGTCAATACGACAGGGGGCAAGTTCTGTTTCCCTGAGAAGAAAGAGGTGGATACCAATACGAAGATGTCTATTCTTACACAGCTACATAATACATTCTCACTACCAATTGATGACGACTATCTGTATGAGGAATTTGGCATAGAGAAGCCTAAAGACTATAGTCAGCAGAAAAAAAGTTTGGCAGAAAAGAAAATAATGGAGCATCAGGAACTGTCATACTCAAAAACGGAGGAAAATAAAAAAGACGCTTTCAAATCCGAAGGGAAAAAAATCAAAGATCATTTTCATTCTTTTTTCGTGAAAGCCCCGGACGACGGGGCTCGTTTAGACTGGTAGTCAACCATACATACTTCGATGCTGATGATGCTCCTTCTGTAGGGATGTTACTTAAGGAAAATTTATTGCAAAAGGCACTTTTAAGTATCTACCGGAAGAAGTTCGATGTAAAGACGGACGTAGAGCCTTATCTGTATGCCGCCGTGCGTGACATATTCAATCAGGCTACTGACGAGGCGTTCCCTTCTGTCAATCGTGACAAGGACTTTAAGCAGCAACTACGGCACAGCAATGAAGTGTTCTCGGCATTCAAGGTGCACCGTGCACAGAATGACATGGCAGCGAGATTGCTGGATTCGAATGGTGATTTAAAGCCGTTTAATCAGTGGTTTAACGATATTCTGCCGATTGCCTCGCACCAGTGTGGCGCATGGCTACGGACAGAATACGATACAGCCGTACTAAGGGCGCATCAGGCAGCAGATTGGCAGCAGTTCCGCCGTGAACAGGACGTACTGCCTAACCTCAAGTGGATGCCATCAACGAGCCTGCACCCAGGGGAAGACCATCGACGTTATTGGGGTACAATACGTCCTATCGATGATAAGTTCTGGAGCGAGCATCGCCCAGGGGACAGATGGAACTGTAAGTGTAGTCTTACAAGTACTGACGAGGCGGTCACACCTATTCCTGTCGATGATATACACTCAGAACCGCAGGCAGGATTGAAAGGCAACCCTGGCACAACGGGCGAGACGTTCTCTAACGATCATCCGTACTTCCCTGCTTCGTGTAACGATTGTCCATTCTATAATCCTAAGATAAAAGACAGACTAAAGAGTTTGTTTAGGGATAGAGTAAAAGACTGCTATCATTGTCCGTATATTAATGGATGCATTGAGCGAATTAATGAAGACGGGTTTAAGTTGGAGCGGAAATACAAGAATGGTGGTGCATTGTATATTCACAGGGAAACAGAGAAGAGCGCGGGTGATTATAAAGCCATTCTCACCATGGCAAGACAGTTTGCCAAGGAAGGAAGTGAGGTAAAGATAACGCCACGGCTTCATATAAAGTCTGAAGCCTACGAGACAGTGTACGCCAAACTCATAGGAAGTAAATATGAAGGCAAGTGTCCCGACTTTGAGGTAGATGGAAAGTTTTACGAATATGAAGGGTTCGTCAAGCCTTGGAAAAAGAGAAAAATCAAGAATATGCTCACACATGGAATGAAGCAAAGCCCTAATGTTGTAATAGACAATACGAAAGGCTGTTCTGATAGATTCATAAGAAGCACCATCATTAAGAAATTACAAGCCAATAATGGTGTGCTAAATGAAGTGTGGGTTTATGAAAAGGGAAAGGCACGATTATTCTTTAAAAAAGGAAAGTTCATATAACAAACAACGGGAGAGCAAAACCCTCCCGCGAACGCCGAAGCCGTAGCATCGGCAATGACTCTCAACGAATCTACTGCAAATATACAACTTATAAACGAATAAAGCAAGCAAATGGATATAAAAGATTTCTCAGAACTCATAAAAAGTCAAAGCAGGGAGATTGACCAGTTCATGCGACGAAAGTTGCCTGTAAAAGTCGGACGTATAGCAAAGGACCATTTTCAAGAGAATTTCCGTAAAGGTGGTTTTGTGAATAATGGCTTACAGCAATGGCCTAAGAGTAAGCGACAACTGTCTGGTACATCGTCAGCAGCTGCACAATACGGTCCATTGCTTTCTGGACGTAATCATTTGTTTGGCTCAATGAAATATACTCCATCTGATTATCGTGTAAAGGTTGCTAACGAAGTGCCTTATGCTGCCATACACAACGAAGGGGGTACTGTGAATCCTACTGTTACGCCAGAGATGAGACGTTTTGCATGGGCTATGTTTTATAAAGCTTCTGGAAAGAAAAAAGGGAAAAGAGGCTCTATGCTAAGTAATCCAGATGCAGAACGATGGAAAGCATTAGCTCTGACCAAGAAGTCTAAGCTCACGGTGAAGATTCCAAAGCGTCAGTTTCTCGGAGAAAGTGCCGAACTAAGAAAAAGCATTAACGATAAAATAGAAAAAGAACTAAGTAAAATATTAGGTATATGATGGAAGAAATTATAACTTCAATACTCAATCTCATCAATCGTGAGATGCCAGAACTTTCGCTTGTAGACGAAGATTACGGACAGTTGGAGACTGTTGAAGACACTTACCCTGTTACTTTCCCTTGTGCTCTCATAGGTAATATGGAAGCGGACTGGGAGGACATAGGTTTAGGTGCGCAGAAAGGAATAGTAACGTTTACCGCACGGCTTGCTATAGACTGTTACAATGACACGCACATTGGTTCAGGCACAACAGAAAAGGTTGCAGAGCGTTTGCGCTTGGCAAACCGCCTATATACTACCTTACAAGATACTACTCATTGCGACAACATGGGGACATTATATAGGACAAAGAGCAGAAGCTATTCTCTGTCTGGAATGATTAAAGTATATGAGTATGTATTTCAGTTTGAGTTGCACGATGACAGTGCAGCAGAAAGGTAAAAGGAGAAGAGATTCCTTTTTACTTTTGAAACAGTTCCAGCTGCTGTGCTGTCAGTCGAGGCACTTTGACTTTGGGAACAGGGCGCAACTGAATGTCTTTTATCTCTCGGCACTTGCGACGGATAATACTCATAATGCGTTCTTCGGAGATAAAAAACTCCCGCTTTGAGAGTAAAGTAAGTGCATCATCGAAACGGAGGCGTCGTTCCTCCGTCCAATAATAGTAGCGCCGACATAATGCCTCGTCACGCAACTCTATGAGTATTTTATCTCGCCCTTTTCCCATTACGTGCAAATTTAATAAATAATTATTTTATTTACAAACGATTACACTTTTTTTTGCGATGCTTGAATAAAAAAAGCACCTATCTGGTATTCGTATATACAGATAGGTACTCTATAGATTCTATTTTATTACAAGTTGTACTTACATCCTGCAAAAACTCGGTTCTATCCGACGCCATACATTTGTCTCCGGATTGCGCTTAGAAAAGTAGTAGTTAACCGCGTTCTTCTGTACCACGTTTGCTTCTTTGAAAAGCCCCATGATTTCACTGTACTCGTTGTCGAACTTATCCTCTAATTCATAGAGTTTCGAAATGCTCTTGTAATCAAGATCACCAGACTTGTTGCGCTCCAGAAGTGTCATAGCCATCTGATATATCGGATCATCAGCACCTTTTTCGCTCTTCTTCATATAACGCTTGAGGTAGTCGATAAGACGCTCTGCAGCAAGGTCGGCACGCTCATCAAAGCCCTTAACCTTATTACTGGCCACTTCTAAGCGGAAGTTTCCGTCGGTGATGGTGTAGCTGCACTGGTCACTCTTGCGCAGTTGGCCATAATCGCGCATCACGCCCACAAAGCCTTCAACCTCACCCTGCAGCCAGTCGTGGAAATTTTGCACGTCGGCAGCTACTGTCTGCAGGCGCTCCTCCACGCCATGCAGCAATTCTGCACGCAGACTCTCGTAGGTTTCGCGACGTTGAATGCGACTTTGTTTCTCTTCGTTTTGTAACTCGGCGAGCAGCTTTGCCCGCTCCTCTTTACTTAAATTCTTGATGTTTACTGTTGTTTCCATATGCTTTATGTTGAATTAAAATTAATTTTTAGTTGAATTGTTTACGGATAGCATAACAACGGTTCCCCTGCTTCGGGTTCCACTCCCTTCGTAGGGGCCAGGGGAGGCTTCCTTTTTCCGCTTTATCGCCCGCAGCT